GGGGTGATGTTGACCAATCTACTAAAATATTATTAGTTCCTTGACCTAAAGTAATATTTCCTACACTTGACCAATTATAAGAATATCCTGCACCTAAACTAGGTACTGAATATGTTTCATTAGAAGATAAATAACATATTGTATCTAATGAGGTAATACTTCCTACTACTACCATTGGTGGGTTTACTAAAGCGATAGTATTTGAAGCAGGACATCCATTTGCATCTGTTACTGTAACATTATAAGCGCCTGCACATAAATTAATTGCTGTTTGGGTTGTTTGTCCATTATCCCATAAATAAGTGTATGGAGCAATACCATTAATTGGATTTGCTGTTGCTGTACCGTTACAATCTCCAAAACAAACAGGATTAGTTGCAACCATTAAAGGTACTGCTAAAACAGGGGGATCAATTAATGTAGTATTTGCTGTTACAGTACAGTTATTTGCATCTGTAATTGTAACTGTATAATTTCCTGCGCATAAATTGTTTATTGTTGGTGTATTTTGCAAAGTGATCCAAGTATAATTAAAAGGAGCTGTACCATTTGTAGGATTTACTGTAATAGATCCATTACAATCTCCATTACATAGTGGATTTATTGTTACAAAATTTGGTTGATTTAATGTTGGTGGACCAGGTTGTACAAATACTGTATCAGGACCTAATCCTACTCCAGCATTACAAGTTGACCAACCTGCATTACAAGGCCCATATTCTAAACGGCATGTGTAATTTGCTCCTTGAGCTGGAGGGGTAACTGTAATTTGATTTACATTTTGAGCAATTGGAACAGGATTACCTACTTGATACCAAACTAAAGTTGGTAAAACAGGAGCACCTGATGGTGTCCATCGTCTTGCATCATTTACTGTAGTCCATTGTTGCGAATTTCTTCCTGTAACGGTAACAGCAGCATTTCCGGTGGAATTATGAATTCCATGTACTGATGTTCCTCCAGCCCATTGTGGGCAATTTGGCTTATTTGCAATGTATGTTTCAATATTGTTGGATGATTCATATAACACAATATGAAATGTACCTAATAGGTTAGTACATGAATACATTGGCACGCCGATCCAACTTACAACTAATTTTCTACATGGTGCTATACCTTGTACTTGATAACGCACTTGACCTCCAATTCCAGGATGCCAATCTTGCCAAGGTGACATAATACAATTTTTAGGCACAGCAGCGTTTGCTGTTGGTATAGCTAAAGATGTAAATGTAGCTGGTTGCATTCCAGCACCTAAGGATACCCAACCGTTTGAACCAATTCTAAATTGTGTATAAGTTTGTCCATAAAAACAAAAAGTAAATCCAATATTAAATACGTTCGATTGCACATCGTCTCCTAATGCAACTAATGTACCCACATTGGTTTGTGCTACATACGGTATTTGAGAAACAGTGTAATTTGTTGTTTGATTAGGGTTACTGCCTTGGCCACATTGACTTAAATCTGCGGTTAAAGTTGTTGAGTTTGTACCACAAGGTAAATATTGATCGGGTCCTAAATATGGACAGTATTGACTATAAACAAAGCTAGTTAATAGTACAAATAAAAGTGTTTTAAGTGTTTTCATAGCTTTAATATATTAAAAAAAAGTAAAAGCCCCAAATTTCTTTGGAGCTTACTTGATAAATTATTAACCTAATATTAGTAGTTCAAGATACAGTAGTCAGGTTGAACAGTTACTTGGATATTTACTGGTGTTCCATCATCATCCCAGTTATAGTCTCCAAAGTTAACTTCAGTAATAACAGCTCCTTTAATAATCCATTCAGAAACGATATCACCTACAGGACCTAAAACATTAAAGGTAATATCTTTCTTATAGAAATCTGAGTAACCATCACGTCCTGTTACTGATTCATGTCCTAAACGCACCCATTCCATTACTGCTTGAGCACCAGAAGGAGTAATTGATTCATACATTGTAAACTGAATGGTATTCCATTTTGTTTTTCCTTTCACATAACGTTGAACGTTGATATGATTAAGGGCAACTGCAGTTTGAGTTAATGAAACAGCTCCTACTCCTTTTACTAGATATGATGGAACACCATCCATATAAAGGATAAAACGGTTTGTTTGTTTTGGTTCAAACGCTGTATAAAATATTTCGTTTGGATTTAAAATTGCCATTTGTTTTCTATTTTAATTTTATTATAAATATCTAAATTTTAAATTTTTACCCTGGGAATTCAGCTCCTGTTGGTAACAAGATGAAATCCAAAGAAATAAATTCAGCTGTGCGAGTAGGTTGAATATAAATTTGACCTACTAATTGGTTTTGATCAATTACTGCGGGTCCATTGTTTGAATCATCCATTACTACTTTATAAGCGTATAATCCTTGTTTTTGTTGGATAGCTTCTAAGTATGGATTAACTCTTGATACAAATGAAGTTCTAGTTTGAATTGTGTTTTGCTCAAATACGATAGTGTCTGCAATTTGACGAATATATGATTTTAATTCAATCATTAAACGACGTACATTTACACGATCTAAAGCAGATTGAGCTTTTTGTAATGTTTTTTGTCCATACACTACAACTCCTTGTTTAGGTAGTGTTGCAATTGGATTAACATTATTTGCATATAAAGCATCTCTATTTGCTTGAGTTAATTTTAATTCTGCTTGTAATACTGTAGATAAACCACCACGATTAATACCTGCAGGAGCAAACCATGGAGCAGATACTCTATCATTGAATGCATATACACCTGGTACTACAGTTGAAGCTGGTACCCAAACATGTTTTCCTGTTGCTGGGTCAATAATTCGAACCCAAGGCCAATAAGCTGCTGAGTAGGAAGTATCACGGGTTTGAGCTTGAGTTATTGTTGAATTAACATTACTTCCATATGATGATAAATCTACCACATACATGTTATCACCTCTAGCAATTGTGTTAGTAATAATGTTAGTAATTTGGCCTGTGTGTCCAGCAACATCATTTATTAACCCTGGGGTAAATAATAGGTTAAATTGGTATGCTTCAGGATTACCAAGTAATGCAATCATGTTATTGTAACTAGCACCTATTAACCCTTGAGTATTTGTACTGATTGTATCGTATAAATTAATTTGATTAGCTGGAGTTCCAGTAGCATTTGTAAATGATCCTCCGGCTGAACCACTTCCATTTACGGGGATTGAAGCAGTGTATGCAGAAATTGCAATTCCGTTTGCATCAAAATAGTCAGGAGTTGGGAAATTTACAGCTTTTATGCGTACAAATTTTGAATTATTTGGAAAACTTCCAGATAATTCCATTTGGTTTGTTGTAGAATTATATTGTAATTTTTGATCTCCAATTATTTGAGAAATGTAACGAGAAGAATTTGGATCTAATGTTAGATTATTCCATGCTTCTAATACAACTTTATTAGGGGTTATATCATTACCACGTCTAACTAATACATTAAATGTACCTGATCCCGTATTTGAGTTGGTAACTTCCCAACGAATATTTTCAGCTGAGCCAGAATTTAAAGCTCCATTATTCCCTAACATGTTAGAACCGGAGTTATTATTAATAGCTCCTTCAGAAATTGTTTCAAGAACAAACGATGCTGAGGTAAAATAATTTTGAATTGTAGTACTTTCTGCTGGGGTCCAGTTAGCTGATTGAGTAACAACACGAGCTACTAATAATGAAGTACCACCATAATTAAAATAATTGTAAGCAGCAATTGAGGTTAAATATGAATATGAATTACCACCACTAATAAAAGAATCTCCAAATAACATTTGAAAATCTGAATAAGAGGTTATTAAGGTTGGTTTTTCTACAGGACCTTTAACTGTTGGTCCTATGATAGCAGCACCTGCTTGAACTGGTTGCCCAGTTAAAAAGGTATTATCTATTTCGCTAATTGCTACTCCAGGAGAAGTTGTAAAATTTGCCATTTTATCTTTTTATTATAAATATCAATTTTTCTTCTAAAATATACTACTAAGCAGGAAATGTTGCACCTGTAGGTAATATATTAAAGTCCAATATGATAAATTCAGCTGTTCTAGTAGGTTGCAAATAAATTTGACCTACTAACTGATTTTGATCTATTACTGAAGGTGGGTTATTTGATTCATCCATTATTACTCTAAATGCGGTTAAACCTTGTTGTTGTTGAACAGAAGCTAAATATGGGTTAACAGCTGCTACAAAATTATTTCTAGTAACAGCATCATTTTGTTCAAATACAAATGTATCACCTATTTGAGAAATATAGTTTTTGAGTTCAATCAGTAAACGTCTTACATTTACACGATCTAAAGCACTTTTTTTCTTTTGTAATGTTTTTTGTCCAAATACTGTTATTCCGGAACCAGGAAATGTAGCGATTGGATTTACATTTCCTTGATAAAGTAAATCTCTATTGGTTTGGGTTAATACTCTTTCGGTTTGAGTAACTGTTGTCATAAGGCCTCTATTAATACCAGCAGGAGCAAACCATGGAAAAGCTACATTGTCATTAAATGCATATACTCCAGGCATCATAGTTGAAGCAGGAACCCAAACTTGTTGTCCTGAGTTGGGGTCAATTGTTTTAAGCCAAGGCCAATAAGTTGCTGCATAAGAAGTATCAAAGGCACTTGCTGCTGTTGTTACAGGGATTAAATTAGAATTATATCCTACAACATCAACTATAGCCATAGCATTTCCTCTATTTTGAACCATTGTGATTAATTGTTGAACAACGAGGAAATGGTAAGCTGAATTTCCTATTAATCCTGGGGCTGTTATAAAATTATAGTTGTATGCATCTTGATTTGCTAGTAAAGCAATAGATTCAACATATGATGCTGAAGTTAAACCTTGAATGTTATTTGCTGAGATATTTTCATAATATGCTCCTGCAACACCTGTAGGGATGTTTCTTCCTTTACCATCTCCAAATGATCCACTATTAGTAATAGGTAAAGAACCGGTAAATTGGTTTTTAGGAATACCATTATTGTCAAAGTAATTAGGAGTAGTTTGATTTACTTGTTTAACTCTAACATATGCTGATTGGTTTGGATAACTTCCTGAAAGCTGAACATAGTATTCACCGGTTGATGGGTCATTTGTAACTACTTCAATTTGATTACCTATTATTTTTTCAATGTAATTATTAGCAAATGGATCCAAAGATACAGG